CCTAGAGACCTTTTGCTGCACATGCGGCCTTCTATACGCGAACTGGGTAGTTAACGCTTACTGCGGCTGCGCATGTCAGCTTCCTTCTGAGGGCCATTGCATCACTGAATGGTATAGTATACGGTACAATCACAGGCCACGGTGACTTCCCAGTCATGGAGTAGCCGCTAGCCCTAACGTTTCTCACGACACCTGCTAGCTTCTCCCACTCGACCTTCGTCAACATGCTTTGTAAAATATTAAGAGCCTCAACCGTGGTCCTATCTTCCCGTGAGATGAGAGCACATACCGATCTAAGGTCTGCTGCGTACCATCTATTGGTCCTTTCCGTTATGTAGGAAAGCGGTGTCTCTTCTATAGTCCCGCGCGGCTTCACAGATGCTCTTATTAGCATACTACGGAGCTGGCCTGGTGTATAATCAGTCGCTTCGAGCATCGTATAGTCGATGTGATTTTTCATGAAATCATCCGTAGCATACGTATGCTCGAGTTGCTCCCGGTTATACTTGGCCTCTCCTCCTGTACACCGCACCACGACAACTCCGTCGCCAGTTTCTGCTGTGGACACAGGGCTGCCTCCGAAACTCCACCTGTGCTCCAACAGATATGTTACTATACCGCCTAGTTCTGGGGCTCTCCTCTTGAGACTCGTCTCGAGAACCCTGCCTATCCCTCGCGTGTGGAACCTACTGTTAATAGTCCATACCCCGCGGAGCAGTGTTTCTATGTACGATTTCTTGTCAAGGCGGTTATCTGTTACCCAGTTTCCGCTTACCATAGATGCCACTGCCCTCGCAGGGTAGCCACACGCCTCGGAGTCAGTGAATGACACGCGAAGAAATTCACCGACTCCGAACCCGACACTTTGTTTGGCTGCGTTAATTCTGAAAGGAGACTTGTCTACCTGAACGATGTAGCTAGATACTTCCGGCTCAGGGCCAAAAATGATCACATCGTCCCCGCAATGGTAGCTGTCGAGGTTTTTCATGTCTCCTCCAGCGGCGTACAAGCAGTACGCCCTGTTCAGGATGGTGTTGACAAAAGTCGTGGCCCTGTGCCCACTCGGCAATGTCCCAACCATCCTTTTTTCCACGATCGTACCACCTTCATAGTGATGTACGAACATATTATCCCACGAGTCCAGCGCCCAATCTAAGACTTCCG